GATTCTACCCAAATATCAATAGGATCTTTGCGGAATCTGCGGCCTCCTGCAAATACTTCAACTTGATCGCATGGTCCATAAGTAGAAGGTATTGAACTTCTAAACCAGGTACTGTTACGTGTTCCTACAATAGGAACATATTCTAACGGGCCAATTAATAGTGTACTTCCGTCGCTGTAAAAATCTATTCGATCCTGTGTTTCATTGTAGGGGATTGTGTCTTGCGGCCCAATATCAACTACTCCGGTTCCTGCAGGATACAATTCTCCAATTGGAGAACCTTGTGTTCCTCTTCTTAGTTGGCTCAATATGTTACCAGTTTTATTCATATACTCAATACGTTCGCTGTTTATCCAAATAATTCCAGGAATATTTCTTCTTGCAATAGGATCAGATAATGTAGACGCATCACTAACAGCTATACTGGTATCATAGTAATTTAAATTAGTTGTTAATTTAACTTCACCATTGGCAAATCTATTGAAATGATACACGTTTAACATATCCTTGTGTATTTCATAAGCACTTGGCAATTTAAATAACTGATTAGAGAAAGTAATTGTTTTAATATTATCAGTTGTGACAGTATCTATATTAAGATAAACAACATTTCTAGGTAAAGAAACATAGTAATCCTTATCTTGAGTTAATCGTTGACCATTTACATATACCCAAACGTAGCTTGCTGAGATCGGAGTTCTTGATAATTGATATTGTACTTTGCCGCCGGCTCTTTCATCGGATATTACATCCAACGATGGGTATTCGCTAAACCAAGTAACATTAACTTCAGTATTAGACAGTTCGTCAACTGATGTCATGACTACTAAATCCCTAATTACAAGAAAATTATCAACAACAGAATATTCTGCTCTAAGGTCATTTTGAATCTTAATAATATCACCAACTGTTAATTTATCTGGATAAATTGTTAAGATCTTAGTAGGGCCATCGAACACATAATCTGTAATAAATGTTGCATCGATATTATTGATAAACACTCTTATATTGCTTGGAAGAATACTACCAGGAGCTTCAACTGGATCAACTCCTAGTGTGAATACATTATTTGTTCCATTGTATTCTGTATAAATTGTATCTGATCCTGTTAACACTCTACCAGATACTTCAACAATCATAGAGTTTCGAGCACTGCCTCTAACAAGATTAACAAAATTATCTATCTCAAAACTACGTGTGCTTCCCTCAAAATATACTGTCTGCGTATTAATGTTAACTATTGATAATTTAGATGAATCAACATCAGTTGCTGCTTCTAGACAAACAATTTTAATAACACTACCTAGCTGAGGAGTGAATCCAAACTGTACTAATGTTCGACCAACAGCATCAACAACATCGGTACTATTTTTAAATCCAGTGTCTATATACTCGCCATTAACTGTTACAAATATAGAAGAGGTATAATCATAATTTGCGTTGGTTAAGAATAAGTTAGTTATACCGTCGGCAATAAATTCTTGGTAATCAAGTATACCTAGGCCACCAATGCCCACCGACAGGATTTCAACTAGTGTTCCTACCGCAGGAGCTGAAATAAATTGGATGGTATTTTCTTTTAAATCTACAGTATAGTTAGTGCCGTATACCTTTTTAATTTTATCAACATAAACAATCACTGAATTATTTTCCAAAACTTGTTGGCCTATTTGATATATAACATCTATACCGTTGCCTTCAGAAATTTTAGTTTGCAATGTCGCTGATCCAGAAACAGTATTGTTGTATACTTTGATAGATACACTGTCTAATACTTGCCCTGGAACATTTTCCTCCGGAGCTGGTACTTGTTCTGGGCTGATAAATGTTCCTCCATTGATAGCAATTTCTTCTGCGGTTGCTCCAGTTGCAGTAATGTATGCACTGTCAATAGAAGATAGTGTTCCACCAGTTATTTTAGTATCTAGCAACTGATCGTCAGTAATAGTTACAGATCCATCACTTTCTATAGGACGGAATATTAATATATCACCTGCATTAGTTTGAACGTAAATTCCAACTGTTACATCACGGGTTAGTCCGTCGCCGATAAATGTTGGCATTTCAGCATTCGGAGTAACCGATGTTGACGAATCATCAACACTGTTAAACGATGCAGAATCAATTCTCACTGCTGAAGATGTACCTACTCGCTTGATATAGATCGTTAATTCTTGGCCCACTGCTGGAGTGTAAGGTAATGTTACATAGCTAATACTACCATCACAAATATGGTAATAATCCGAACTTGCTTCAACACTATCCCAGTTGTCTGTGAACCACGGAAGTGCATCCCAGCCGCCAGTAACATCAAACGTTGTTCCTTGGATCTGGACACCACCGAAGTCAATACCAGTCATTAACTGATTGAGTTCTTTTCCAACCATACCAGATGTCGGGTTATAATTTTGATCGATACGATTTACTGCATCTAACAATTCTATATTTTTATTATAAATTATTGAGATAACATCTCCTTTATCTGGAGCAGTATTAAAAATAATTTTTCCTCTTAATAAAGAATAGCTATCAACTGCTGAATAATAGAATGTCAATGTATAGTCGCTGTTTAATACTAACTGACTATTTTTTGTTATCAAAATATCAGTCTTGTCTCTAGTTGGAGCGTATGCCAATTCAAATACACTAGTCAATCCAGATGCGGTAAAAATCTCTGATTGTTTAAACGAAGTGTAGATACCTTCGGAGTTAATTCTATCAAACTTAACTGATAAATTAAATGTTCGAACTACTGAATTTCCTAATATTGCAACAGCTTTGGCTGTTATATCTCCTGTTGGGTTTCCGCCAACTAATGTAATTGTAGGAGCAGTAGTATATCCCGACCCAGCTGTTAGTATTGTTATACCAGAAACTTTTCCGTTAGAGATATAGGCCTGTGCAGTAGCTCCTGTACCATTTCCGGTAATCATTACAGTTGGCGGAGTAGTGTAGTTTTCTCCTCGATTATAAATGTCAATTTCTGTAATAGAGAAACCGTTATTATCTGCCCACCATTTCCAAGGATATGTTGTAAGTTCATCTCGGTCAGAAGTGACAGGGACTACCTTTCCATCTGCTATTGAATAGGTTGCTGGTAAGTCAAAGTCTGCTAAAGAAGACCCGTATGTTTCGGGAGACTCGTAACGACTTACATATTCTCTCACGGTTGTTCTGTAAGGTTTAACTTCGTCGATATAATCTTGATAATTTGATAGATTGTCATTTCTATACGTCGGTGGACTTGCCAATAATCCAACATTATGGGTAGCATTTAAGAAACTAGTTTTGAACATCCAGTCTACGTAAGTCTGTTCTGATAAGATGTATCTCATAGATGTAAAGAACAACTTATTCCACTCTACTGAGTAATCTCCATTGTTGGATGTAAAGATATCTTCTTTAACAGCTTTAAAAATGTTTCTTAATTCTGCAGAATTATTAACATCATATCCAGTATCATCGAATGCTTTCGTATTGTCAAATCCAATTCCCAGGATAGTAGTGTCATACAAAGATGCATTGAGTTGTATGGTGCCATTCTCCCTTCCAACTTGCGTAAACTGATCTAAAAAGGTTTCTGATATATTCGCAACAAGCAAAGGATTTATTGTATTTGATTTTTTTTCAAATACTGCCCAGCCTCCATCTCGAAAATCTTTAATTCTTATTAGATCACCGGGCAGTATTGTGTATAATACCACATCAAAAATACTTAATAATTCTCTAGTAACTCGAGTATCTTTGCTGTAGCCTGTTTGCCACCAGTCGATATATGACCAGTATCTAGTAGTGTCAAACGCTTGTGATTGACTTCTAAAGAAAACTCTGCGAATATCATCCCAGGCGTATACACTCCAAAAATTGTTAATTGTAGAATCAGAGTTGACTAATACAGAGAAATATCTAACTGTTGCAGAGATAGTGCTGTACTTTTTACCTCTTGCTGTAACAGCAATTGAAATTATTCTTCCTTGGTTATCCAAAGTAGCGGTTGCAGTTGCTCCTACTCCATTGCCTGATATAATCACAGGCGGAATCACTTTGTATCCAAACCCAGAATCAACAATATCAATAGTATCTAATTCACCGTTCACTAGATTGGCAGATAATATAGCTCTTTTAGTTCTTACTGTTCCTACATTTTGTAAATCTAGTTCAGTGTCTACTACAACATCATACAAATTTAACACAGCGGCTGGCGCAGTATCTACTAGGTTTAAATTTGCAAAGTTGATGCCAGCAGCAAACGGACGCTGAGCTAATACAGAATTTATCTTGTTAATTGTAATTTTAAGAGCGGCAGTTCTATTAACAAACATACTCTGACGAGGTCTATATGATATTCCGTATTTTTGTTTAGCAGAAAGATTATTATCAGGTACTCGATTTCCTGATACATCGTATCCTATTAAACTATCAATCCATTTATTTTCTAATTGCTGTGTTGGTAAACTAGAAGCAACTCCCTCAGATAGCAGTTGGTACTCGCTGTGTATTGGAGTAGCGTGCGAGATGTCAGTTCTATATTTAAAATTTAACAACGCAGTATCAGAACCTATTACAGAATTAAAATTATAAGTTACAAATTTATCACTAGCAATTAATGCAACAAATGCTGTTCCGGTACTGGCAGGTGCAGAAATTAAGTTTGCAACCTCGGATGCAGATCTATTTCTGTTTGATTTATTAGTAGGAGTTACTGCTTTGCTCTTAACCCAATAATAATATAGAGTCTGATTAACCTCGCCGGTGGCATTGCTGAATAGTTGTTTAATGCTGTAAGTATCATTGTTAGGATACAGCGGTTGTCCCGAAATTCCAATAGATAACCCTTCATTAGTATCAGCTAATATTGCCCATTCGCTAGGCAATAGTGTGGTCTCTACCCATTCGTATACATCAACCGATCCGCCTTCTGCTAGCTGATTCCAATTGCCTAATCTATATGACAGATCACCTTGTTCAGCGTGGATCCATTTTGCTGTTCCTAGATTCCACCATAATTCGCCTACATTCTTTTCCAACCAGTTAACTACTGGATCAACAACCGAAGTGGATGTTCCTATTGTATAGATTGCAGGATCATAAGAAGTTTTAAATTTAATTTCTTGCTCTGCTATGTTAAGAATTTTTCCCTTAGCAGGATCTACATAATCAATGTCTTGAATTTTTACATTGTTAACATTATCGTATAGTTGAATACTCTTAATTGTTCTTAAATCAACCACTGGTCGTTGTTGAGAAGTTGTAGTCCACGACTCAACAGCATCGTCTTTCTTAAACAGTCGCACGGTTCCTATAAACGGACCTTCGGCTACAAATACTCCGCGTCTATGTAACTGCAAAGGTCGGTGGTATGGAGATCCAACTATCACTACCGATCCAAAGCAGTCAACACTAGAACCAAATCCTTCATTGGTCGACAATGCAGTTTCTAATTTTTCAGTTAAGAAAAATACCTGATCTTTTTTATCAAATATATAGACGCCGCCGGTGTATCCTTGATCGTTATAGAAAGAAGTTCTTTCTTGATCAAAAATAGTGCCAGAAAGCACATCAAATGTTGCAGGAGCAGTGCTGTAAGTATTTCTTGCACCAACTGCTATTTTAGCTCCGTCGGGGCTTATAGAAATGCCGTAGCCAAAGTACTCGCTTGGATATTTTTCAAAACTCTCTAATTTTTGCTTTACCCTAAATTCTGTATTACTCGCATCAAGTCCTAGCAAGTATACCGATCCTTGATTTTGATAGTTATAATCAGAACGCGGACTAGAAACAACTAGGTTATTTCCGGAAGCATCAATATCCATTGCGAATCCGAATTGATCGCCTGTGCTGACTACTAACCCAGAATCAATATCAGTAAATGTAGATATTGATCCTGCGTTAATCATTTGTGTTAATTGATATAGATCGTAACTTGTTTTCTTGTAAACAAAAATCTTACCAGAAGGGCTAGTTGTACTATCCCCTACTACTTGCCAATTAGCACTGTTGGACGGATCTTCATTAAAACTTCTGTATGTAGAATCAACTCCAACTGGTTCTCCTAATTTATAATATTGGTAGGACAATGTATCGTTTATGTTACCGTGTTTTACAACTTCACCTTCTGCATATTCTACATCAGATCTCCATATGCCTCTATAATTTGTAAAATACTGACCGTCGCTATTTGGCGCTCCGATAACAAGTATAGATGCATCGTGACTCATTGCCATACTAAATCCAAATTGATCACCTTGTTTGATCATTTCGGCTAACTGGGTAGCAGACAGTATTCCTGTTATACCAAATGCTAGTGTAGAGTTGTCATCTTCTAATGCAATATTTGACGGCAGTGAACAATTAGTAGACACTTCACTAACTTTCAGCCAATTTGCTGAGTCTAGTGTTAATGTACTACCGTCGCCAAACTGATCAACTACTGCTTGCCATAGTTCGCCTCGTGCTCCGGTACCTGGGTCAATTGCTGTTTGCCAGACAATATCTCCAGCGTAATAATTTTCTGTAATATCATATACTCCCCTATAATGAGGATTTTCCATATGACTCCAGCCAGATCCGCTATTCTTAAATAGATATACTCTACCAGCATTGTTCCACGCACCCAATGCGCTTACTGCAATATAATAATTTGTACCATCAAACCCAGCAGTAATTTCAGAACCAAATTTTTCTAAATCTGTTGGGCGAGGACTAGCAAATGCTGCGGTGTTTGTATAACGTCCGTTAGCGTATTGATAAATTGCTATCATTCCTTGATTAAACAAGCCAGTACTGCTTCCTGAAGAAGTAACCGGAATGCTGGTTGCCAAGGTCCAATCGTCTGTGTTGATTGCTGATACTGTACTACCGTCTAAGACAAAGTCAAAAGGATTAGCATTTACTGCTCTCCACAATCTTCCTTCGTATAGGACAACTTCGTCAATTTGATAACGGGTATCTGGTCCCCACTCTCCTCGATAATTAGACAATACTCCACTAGCCAACGGAGTACCAACAATTAAGAATTTTCCGTCCGGAGTAAGAGCCATTGTATCTCCAAACGATCCCACAGAAGCAGTGAATGAGCCTACTGGAGGAGAAACAATCTGTTTTAACTGTAGGCCTGTATCTGTTTCTACGTATACTCCAACCAAGCCCGAACCAGGTATGCTAGAAATTACTTGTTTATTGACACCGTCATACAACACTTTCTTGCCAGTGTTCAATGGGGTAGTTGTTCCGTAATCAGAAATCAATTTAGAAGAATAAACATTATTTTTTTCAATAACTTCCCATAGATCGTTACCGTTATTATCAACAAATAACTTTGAGTTATTTTTTAACACTGCGGCAGTAACAGGGTCTATTGCATCGTACTGAGAGAATCTACATTCTGTCAGTACCTGTGGATTAATTGTAGAGCTACCATCAATTACTGGATCTTGTATCGCCGAATCAACTTCAACAGTGATAGATGTGTTGGTAACACTGACAATTTGATAAAATCCGATTAAGTTTGTTAACTCTCTAAATCCAACATACTCGTTAACTTCTAAAGAATGCGGTCTGTTCATTTCAAGTTGCACAGTAGTGCTGCTCAATCTATCAACTGAATTTACGATTAGTACAGGTGACTCGTTGACTCGCAACACAGTCCATGAGTCTTTATCAAAGGTTACCCAGATATGATCGTTCTCATTAACTGTAGTAATATCTAGTGTTGTTAAATCTGCTCGAGTTACAATTCTGTGATCATAATTGTTAGTTGAAACATACCCAGCAGTTAGTGTTGGTTCTGCATCTGTTGAAACAGGATTAATATCAGTAGCATAAGGAAGAGAAGAAATAGTAAAATCTTTCTTAGTTATTCTATAATTTTGATCAGTGACAACATTAGGTACAGTTGCTTCTATTAAAAACGGTTGAGAGTTTAGTAGAAGTTTATTTTTTTCTATCTGAATTTCAATTTCAGAAATTTCGTCGGTGCCGCCTAATCTTCCTACTAGGAATGCCCACTCCTCATTCAATACAATGCTATCAGATCCAGAACGACTTAATTTTCCAAATATCTTAGTAATTGCATTAGCTGTGCCTTTCTCTCTTATAAATCCCTGATACAGTTGGAATTGTGTTACAGAGTCTGATGAAAGATTCTGTAAATAGGTTCTAGTCTGATAACCAATTGTATGTCTTGCTAGATCCCTGTTACTCTTGTCTAATCCTTCCGACGTCACTTCAAAATAATCTGCAAATCCGTTAATCTTATAATCGAAGTTTGCAACTAATTGCTTGGTAGGAGTAGTGTCTAATTTAGTCCAATAAACATTATCAAATACCTCAGTACCTAATTGATTTTGTAGACTAGTCCAGTTATAACTTCTGTAAGAAACAATATCTCCTAACTTATAATCAGTGTATGGAGTCCATGGTTGTATACTTACATTATCAAATAAGAATCCGGGACTAGTATAATCACCGTCCCAATCGGTTGTTCTGAAGCCTTGAAGTTTAATACGGCCTTGACGGTATCCGGTTGTCTTATCATAGATAATGTCATTGAACACGGTTCTATCATCAAAGATAGTTACATGTTCTTTTAGAACATAATATAATTTTAAGTAAAAGATACCATCGGTTGTATTTGTAGTTGTAACTAAAATATTTTGAAAGTTTCTAGTAACATCTATAAACTGGGGAGCTAACGGCTTGCCGTCTCCTTTGAGAACTTGATAATTATAAAATCCGTCTAAGATGTTATCAGCAGTACCAACTGGAATAGTAATATTAACTTTCTGAGCAGCAGGGCTAATAGAAATCAATGCACCTACTTGCCAGCTATGTTTAGTCCAGAACATAAATTCTTTAGCGGCTGATAACCAATCTTGCGATACTTTATTTTCTGGATCGTAATTATCAAATGTAAATCCAACGCTCTTTAAGTATGCTTCATATCCAAGTAGGAAGTCCACAACCTGTTGAATGTTTGAAAATTCTGTGCCGTAGCTTAACTGTTTAACAGAAAGTGTATTAAATGTTTTTCTTCTAAATGCTTCAACTGATCCAATCTGCGGAACTCCTGGAAGTTTTTGCCATATTGCAGTATCAAAAGATGCGCCACTAGTATGAGTTTTTAACGCTCTATAAAAAGTATTATTGTTTCGAACTAGTGTTCCGTTATTGTATAGTTTATCTTCTTTCCAATCTAAGAAATTTTCACTAACTCCGCCTATAGAAATTAACGGGTCTCGTTGATTTGCGATAGCTTGGAAATAATTAAAGTAAGGCTGGATGTCGTCATATCCAGTAATTACCCAACCACTAGCAGTTTTTTCTAAAATTATACCGCTATAGGTAACGCTTGCAATAGGACTGCTTACATTAAAGATAATATCAAAATTTTCTTGAGGAACATAGCTGCTACTAGAAGTTGCATTTGGATTTTTTGAATCTAGTAAAAATTTCTGTTGCGATTGATCAACAAATCCAGACATTCTGTACGATAATGCAACATCTAAGTTAGCAATCTTATCCCATAATGTTGTTGGATTAATTCCTCTAGATTTGACATAATCAGTTAAGTACCTAACTAGGCCGCACGACGCATCACTGTCTTTATAGACAAAATCTGTTAACTGAATAAATGTATTTGTATCAGACCGTACTGTTTGATTCAAGCTGTTTACTGCCACTTTAGATCTATCAAAACTATCAGCAATGAATTCAAAAGGCTTCATCAAGCACATGGCTAATGTAACAGCAAATGGCCATTCAGAGCTCGATCTCCAGGCGTGTTCAGCTGGACTGTGATCTCCAAATTTAAAAGATCCTCGATTGTTAATTAAAGAAAAATCTTGTGCTAAACCAGAATCCAACGGACTTAATAATTTTCCGTCGTTGTCAACAGGAATGTGCTTTAATAAGGTAGGTCTTTTATAACGATCATATATTCCAACTCTATCACCTTGGCGAACAATACCTGCTGCTAAATCTTCCCATAAAATTAAGTTGCCGCTAGTGTAAGGTGCAGGACCGTACTCATCTTGCCACCATGTTGGTTCTTGACTGAATCCTAACATTTCCCAAGGGCAACGATGTGGCCTATCTGTATCGTAGAACCATGCATAGACTCCTCTCCAATATCCAGGAAGACTGGCTGTTTTTGTAGGATCGGACATTCTAGAATAGGTATAGGTGAAACTATCTTGACTATCAAAGTAGGTGTTTAACGTGTAGTTGATATTGGTATTTTGAATCCATTTTAAGAATTCTTGATTTACAATAGCATCAAGTTGAGATTTTTTGTAAAGCCCAACACCAGTATATCCACTAATAATATCATCAATATTGAATATTTTTTCGTTGTATTCTTGTTTGATATTGTTATAAATTCGATATTCTAATTCTAATAATAGGTCGTCTCTAAAGTCACCGTAGGCTAAATTTGTGCTACCATCGTGTCCTTGAATCACTTCTCGGGATTCTGAATAAGTGTCGTCTACAAATTTAGCAGGAGTGTATTTTTTATACAATCCCATAGACGTTGGAGTTGAAGGAATATAATTAGTTGATGTTGAAATGTATTCTCTAATATCAACAACGTCGCCTTCAGTTAATGCAATTGATAATTGTACAAAACCAAATACAGAATTAAATGTATAATCTCTAGTGTTTAATAACTGCTTTCCATTGACATATATATAGACTGCTCGGGTGCTTAACGTAGTTAAACTAAACTTTTCTGACAACGCAAATACATTAATTCCAGTATCTTCAACAATATAATTAATTGACGTAAATGCCCCAGCACCGATCATATCTGATCCTGCAAATGGGCTATTTACATTTTTAGTCTTTGTTAAGCTGTTAATAATATTATCAACAAAATCTACAACATTGTCATTGTATTCTATCTCTAATGCTCTTGTTAAGAAATTATTTTTGAAATCAGTATATGATTTTCTAGCATATTGAATTGATTTAATAATGTTATGTGTTTTATCACATAAGGTCATTATAGTAACCGGAGTTAATCCCGAATGTTTTAAAAAGCGTTTACTGTGCTGCTGGTAATTCGAAATGTCTTTCAGATTAGAATTTCCTGGAACAATACCAGTAATTTCGGTATTAAATTCTAAAGCAGTTGATAAATGATCAATTGCCTGTCCAAGAGTGAACAATGTTAATGCATTATTAAACGGATTCTTTTCCAAGCCCACAGGTATTTCATAATACCCTTCTTCAGGAATAATATTACCAATTAGTTTTATCGATACTGCATCATTTACAACAAACGGTGTTGTAAATGTGAACGTATCAACATTACGTGTCCAGCTGCCTAAATACTTTGTGCCGTTAACATAGAAATTAATAATTGGCTCTTCTGTAAGATTATCCCATCTAACTGTATTAAAGGTCAATACATTAGTTGTCGTTTTTACAATTTGACTGTCAATTATTGGCTGTAAAAATTCACCGTCAAGTTCAGACCAACCGTTTTCGTATTCAATACGTGCAATATTGTTGATCTTATAAAACCCAGTGTGTAGATTCTTAGTTTGAAATAATCGGTCTACAGTATAATTAAACGATGCAGTATCCCACAACCATTCAAACTGTATGTCTCCAATGTTGTTAATATTAAGGTAGCTGATACTAAACCCTAATTCTTTATCAACAATACTATTTCCTAATTTGTAACTTAGTAACTCTGTTCCTACAAATGTGCTAGTTGGATATGTTGTTGCATCTGCAAAACTTACTCCGTTGGCATCGACTGCATCAAACAGCGGAGGTTGATTGACAGACAATTTGGCTTGGCTTTCTGTCCAGCTTGTGCCATTAAAGTGAAACATTTTTCCACTATTAATAGTTCCTCTACGGACTAATACGCATTCTCCAGCTGTTGATACAGAATCTGCTGTCTCCTTTAGGTGTAGTTGCTGAGTGTTTTTAAACTTTATAAATGAAACTTCGTAAATTTTATTGTTTGCAAGGATGTCGGTATCAGCAACAATTAATACTCTTGCTCCTTCGAATAAAAATTCTCCGTCAATATTATAACCTGCACTACCTTCTATATTACTAAGAACATCAGTAGTAAATGTATCAATGTAGTCGACTGTTGGTTTTGCAATCGAGCCGTGATTGAATAGTTGTAAATTTGATTTAAATTCAATAATTGGTCGTTTAGCTCGGAGAGATTCAGTTGCAGGGAAATCTTCTCCTCGTTGAGAATACGATTGTTCCAATACACTTCGGTGGAACCAACGATTGTATCGACTCCATGGATTTGAATCAATACTGTTTCTCTTGATTGTTATATAATCTTTATATGTAGGATATGCTGTTGCATCGTCAAAGGGTTGAGAATCAAACCCACCGTTATCGAACAATACTTCTGGAACATCTGTTGTCAACACCGGTACTACAAGATCATCAAATTTAGTAAGGGTAATAGTTTCGCCAACACCTTCAACTAACCAAGTATCCTTAGCGTACTTGGAAGGCAACACTGCGCCTCTAAATTCAAGTACCATGCCATTTGACAATACTACTCCATTGCTGGAGGTATATGTAGATTTTCCTAAAATTTCTTGGTCAACGTTGATTGATGTATTGCTTTCAATGTCTGAGATTAACAATCTACCAAACATCTCCGGAGTTATTAAACTCTGATAATACAGAACGGTAGGTGCATCATATGGGACTTTAAAAGTTAAAGTTCCGTTTTCGGTTCCGTTATTTGTAATTCCATTTGAATATTCTAATGCAGTTTTAGCTGACGCTGGTTCGACATATTCCCAATCTTGGGTATCAATGGAAATAGAACTACCGTCTAGTGGAGAGATGTCTACTTTGGCTCTCCATAGTTTGTTATCAGATACTGCCAACTCATTAATCCTATAAGATTTATATGGTTGATATATCAACGACCCGGTATCAAAATTTGTTCTAATTGAGAATCCCTGCCCAGGAGCGTTGACTTTAAATTTATAAGTCTGACCTCTGTACAGGGTAAGTGTTGGGTTATTTGTATATGCGTCAGGAGTAAGTACAAACGAGTTGCCAGTTGTACCCAGTACTACTTTATAAGAGCTGGTAATCTTAGCAGACTGCCCGGCAATTGCGATACTGCGAGGTCCAGCTGGTTCCCAATAGTATTCTCTATAATTGATAAATGTATCCCAATCAATTGGGGGATTCCATGTATAATGCTGCTGACTTGTAATATTGTCATCACGTTCGTCTGTATTTCCAAAAAACTTTAATTGATTCTTAACATCAATATAGTCGTAAAAATTTTCTACAGTATCATTATTTTTATAAACAACACCGGGTTCTAGTTGATATCTACTTCTTAATGTATTGTCTGCATCTACATAGATATCTGAACCAAAGTAAGTCTTATCGTACTTCCGACCTGCATATCCAACAACCTTGTCTAGTACACCTGGCTGAACTAGAGGGTCTAGTACCCCGGATAAGAATTTATCATTTGCACTTGTTTGAAATATGTTTGGCAGAAGCTCAACTGTTCTTCTAATCGGTACACCGCTGTTAGGATAAAATTTATTTGCCATATTCTTTAAAATGTTGTTGTAACAACGTTGTTGATATTTGTTCCAATTTCAGATGCTGTGATAGCTGTGACTATTTCAACATCGTTAACTGTTGCTCCGCTAATTAAGATTTCGTCTGCTCGAGATTGAATCTCAAATAAGCTACCAAATACTTGTGTAGTTTGTTTAGGTACAATGACAATGTTTGCCAAGTCAGGAGCAACTGTGTTTAAAATATAAGTCGTCATCTCGCTCATGTAAAATCTATCTCCAAAATCCCAATTGTTTATATCGAAGAAATTATTAATAGCTCCAATGACTCTAACTTTTAGATCATTATCATTGATAGTTCTATTAGGGTTCTTAACTACTTTAAATGTTGCTTGCAATTTTTCTTCTGCCTTGCTGCCAAATAATATCTTATATTTTACAGGATGATAAATTATCTCATCGCTTAACGATTTAATAGCAGATAGATTTGTTCCAAACGAAATTCGCAAACTATTACTATCCGGTGCTACTGGTTCTGTTGCCATTGCTCCCGATAGGTACAATCTATAATCATTGTCGTATGACCGTGTTAACATATACAAATCAATTATATTACTCGAACTAGGATCTATTCTACGGCTTTCACTAGCATTATGTATATACTGGAATTTCAAATTGCGTCTACCTATGTTGGCTTTGTAATTTGTATTTAAATCTAAAGTATTAGTGGTTCTATTAACTTGTTTAATTACATCTACTCCGATATCATAAAAATAAATTAATTGCCCGCTTGGATAAGTTTCTGTATCTGTAAAATCAACAGTTGACTCTTTTTCTCGGATTAGGATTAAGTTATTAGAATTATCTAATAGTTCGTATACAGTAGACCCGTATTGATCAGTAGTTTTTTGGAAGAAAAGATAATTTAATTCCTGGTCCAATCCCACAATTTGTTCAAACGATTCAGGATTATCAATCACCCCATTATTATTTGAATCGTAAAATGCCAATTTAATTTCGCTGGTACTTTCGTATCCATCATCAAATTTAATTGTGTCAGTTAATGTAAACGGGACATCTTGTTTTAATTCTGTGATAAAATTACTACCGGTGTTTATTCCCAAAACTTTGACTTGGTCTTTAACAACATTTCCTAGTTTATCGTTATACTGTGCTTCGTTGGTATCTAAGTAAAATCTATTTTGTTTAACACTACCAAACACATACATTAATTTTCGCAATCTAATCACGTATCTGTCTGCGTCTTTAACAAATGCTACCATCCAAGAAGCATCCACATTAGTGTTTGATGTGTCTCCGGCTTTACCTAGATTAAAATCGCTAGTAAGATCAATACTAGACGAAGTGACAATTTTCCATGATGATGTTATCATATCGTATCTTAAACCAAAATTTAAATTTTGAAAAGATTGATTTACAATTTCATTTTGCAGGGCTGTTGGCAGATTGTTCACAAATCGAGGAACTATTCTAGCAGCAATTGCTCCTGTTGGAACTTGATCGCTTAGTGTAATTGGGCCAAGTCCGCTGGTCAATACACCACGGCCGGCATTAGTACCGTCACTGGCAATCTGTACAGCTTCGGTCCACAATCGGTCTGTTTGAGTTGGGTCGTTGACATCGATAGGAACTAGTTTGCCGTTTTTAAATGCTTGTCCTGCTGGGGGGATAAATTTAATCAATGCTCCTACAAACAGATACTTTAACGAATTCGTTGAGTATGCACTAACTTTTAGTAACGAGTTATCAATTACACTTTTAAAATATCCTGTTGGAGTAGAAGTTGTGATCGATTGCCATACTGTATTACTGTCTGTGAATAGTATTTTATCAAAGTTTGTAAAGTAAAAATTATAAACTTCGGAGCTTGTAAATTCAGCCTCAAGGGTATTGTTAATGAAATTAAGAATATCAATTCGACTGTTAAATTTAAACGATAATGTGTTTTCGCTGCCTTCTTTATAAATGTATCCATCATCACAAAAAAGATTAACTGAGCTGTATTTTCCAGATGCATCAATAATATCAAAGTTTCTAGAAATTCCGCTAGATGTTCGATTAATTGCTTTAATCTTAATAATATTTTGACTGCTAGCCAACGGTGCTAGATTGTAATCTTCCGCGGTAATCATTCTATTCTGAGTATAATATACCGCAGGAGCATTGGTTCTGATAGCATCAATATCTTCAGATGCAGAAGAGTTTGCTACAGTCGACTGAAGCGCAAGACCAATAGTAGCAGTATGTGCTACTCCGGCAGAATTAACATAGCTAATTCCAATATTAATTCCTCGCATATCGCCAGGATATATTGTATATGATAAGCCATTGCTTGTTCTATAGTAAACACGGAACGCACCTTGAGGCAAGTTGCCGTAATTGCCGTCTGCAAATACTAGATCAATTGTGTCGTTTTCTTTTGTATTAATTGCATAGATATCTCTAATATTCTGACTTATGCTATTGTAGGCAATATTATTTCCTACCAACGATGAAACTTTAGACCATTCTGATAGCTGTGCTGCGGTCGATGTTAATGAAAATAACCATACATCGTCATTATTAATGTTTGTGGCATCGACTGCAATTTTTTCGTTAGTTGTTGGAACAGGAATACTAAAATCAGCAAGCTCTAATGTTCCTTGTTTAAACATTAAGAAAAATCCAGTATTGGCACTACCTGGTCCTGCTCCATCATTTTTATAAACAAATCCAAGTTGATTCCCAGGAACAGGCGGCTCTTCGTAAATGTTTTCGCTATTGGCAAAAGCAGTAGAAACAATTTCAAATGACATGCTTCTCGATGCTACTGTTTTAGAAAATGCATAAAGTGGTACATCAGTGCTAGTTGTTCTAAAACGATATTGTTCTGTAGGAATGCCTTGTATTGTTGCTGATCCTTGGCTACGACCAAATTCAGTGTTATCAGACATGGAAGAATTCAATACTAGAATAAATTGCTCTAACCAATTGGTATTAGTTGGGTCGTTCCACGAAATATTCTGATTGGCTAAATTCTTTCCATTGCTGTCTACAAGTGTGTCGGTCGTTGATATTGATGTAAATTTCAACAAGCCGTTAGAAGAAAGATTACGTTTAGCATTATAAGAAAGCATACGGGCAATGCGTAGAACGCTTTCTTTTGTCTCAGCTAGTTCAATAAAGTTTTCACGACTAGCTAGGTCAATACGGAAGGATAAACTCTGGCCAAGAAATGCGATGGCATCAATGAGAGCCATGTATTCACTGCTTTCAATGTAATCATTAAAATCTTCTGGATAATTTTCACGTAGATAAGTGATAATAACACGGCGTAGATTCTCAAAATCGTAACTTTTGAAGTCCGCATTTTTAAATGTTTGATAAATTCTAGTCCAGTCCTGGTTTAGAATTAAATTATTTTGTCTGCTTGTTGTGGTCATGTCCTGTCCCTATACCAATATTTATCTAACAAAATTAAGTGGTCAGATTATGACAGAGTTGGCTTTGTCAAAGTTAAATGTCATGCGCTCGTTAATGTTAAACGGAATATACACTATGTCAGCTTGTATTCTAATACCCTGTTCTGTAGTATCTATCTGTATCTCGTTTACTGAAATTCTAGGATCGTAATTGATAATATCCTCAACATCTTTGGCAATTATTTTCTTTACATCTTCAGTAAATTGTTCAAATAGCATATCCCAAATAACAGTACCAAATTCTGGATTCTCTAATTTTTCACCTTTACGAATATAAAAATGATTCATTAAATCTTGTTTTACAAGATCAATATCGTATAGTTTATAATTCTTAGCAGATTCAACAGAACTAAATCCTTTGTAGGTAAGGACCCCTGTGTTACTAATAACTTGTGCAGTAGACGATGCTACAGTTTTTTGATTATAAAGTTTTGTTGCCATGATTAATCTATATCCCTATCAGTGTTATCAGGTGTTAATTGTGTAGGAGCCTGATTCTCGTGTAGCGGCCAAGGTTCGTGCATTGGAATACGTTTCATAAGACTTTGTACAATCCCGGATTGATATCGCTTTACATCCCAACCAGCAGTTGTGCTTGTTGCCGGGTTATCTCGTAGATTATAAGGCTTTACAAAAGTTGCAATATCAGCCGGAACAGCATTTATTGTGTCATTCAAATGTATTGCAGGAGCAGTTTCTACAATCTGTGACGAACTACCAATACTAATATCGCCAGTTGCACTTGCCCTTATTTCACCGTCGGCTGCAAGATCTAAATTATTATTAGCTGAAATTTTACCAGTTGCACCTATAAGGATATCTAAGTTAGCTCCTACTGTTAGCAACGAGTCGCCGTTGATTAAAAACTCCATATCGCTACCTATTTCAGCATGCCACTTGCCAGTCTCTGTTCTAAAGTTCATATTGCGACCGGCTTCAAAGTTGATATCTCTATCTGCCCTAAAGTTAAAATCTATTTTGGTATGGACACTGATACTGTCTTCTGCATAGATATCAATTTTACCATTACTGGTCATTTCTATCCAAGTAGTTCCTCTAGCATTGCCAATGTAAATTAAGTCTTCACTGTTATGCATTAACAATTGATGCCCTGTTCGGGTTCTAACTCTAAAATATTCACCAAACGGGACTTCTGCTTTGTAATCGCTCTCTTTGGTATTTTTATCTAACAGGTCAACATATTTTACAGGACCGTCTGCGGCAGTGGTAGCACGATGGTATCGATCAACTCCGTCATCCATTACAAACTGAGTACCACCTAATCGGCTGATCGGTTTAGGTTCTGACGTGTCATCAATCTTTCCCACTTTTGCTTTTTTAGCATTGGTTCTACGATCAAGTGGTCCAGGTGTGCTGATGCCAAATACCGCGCTAGGGGTTTCCCTTCTAGAGGATGAAGTTGATACTCCCCGTACATCATCTTCTAATAGGCCCTGCTCTAAAAATCTATCAGCAATAGGGTGTACTGGTTTTTTAATTTTTTCTGGATCTATTTCGCTATCTTTTTTAGCATTAATAATTTTATTAATTTCTGCAACAGGCAGTGGCAATTTAGTATTTCCGTACCTTGCTTTATCTATAGGGTCTAATGTGTTTTCTGTGCTGCCAGCAATTGCTGGAACCATATTATTAGTAAACTGTCCAGGTACACAGGCAAACCAGTAGCACTGACTTTCATCTGAGTCTACAAATATAACCAATACGTTAACACCCACATCTGGTGGTACAAACCACATACCGTAACTTTTTTGTGTATCATTGAATCCGTCTAATGTAGATTTCGATCCATCATTCTGCCCCATAAATTCAAATGGAGTATAGCCAAAGAACGGACTTGCATATCTAGCGGAGTAGGTCTGTGAATCTTCACCGGCGGTATTTGCTTGGGCCTTTAACAATTGAACTTCAAGTCCGCCCATAAAGGTTGCATCAAGATGGCTGATTACTCTAGCCAAGAAGGGACCCGATCCTAATTTGTTCTTTCTACCTTCGCCTTCGGCGGATGGGCGACTTGCTGTTGACATTTATTGGTTTCCTATATCTCTATAATATCTAAATCCAGTGACTGGTTTAGCTTGATTCGATGTTGTTGTGGTTTTAGTTCCACTAGCAGTTTGAGAAGCTGTGCTGATTGTATTGGTAGCTGTATCGTCAATGTTTGATGTTGCCGGAACCTCTGGTGGTCCAATTTCAGTTGCGGCCGCATTGGCCTTGCTAATTGGAATAGGAGCCGTGCCTTCAGTGGTCTTGTTGGCTTCGGGTCCTTGAGGGCCAGGCATTCTTATGCATTTTAATTTTTGTTTCCATTGCCCATCATTGTAATTGTTTTCACATTGTGTCACACGGTATATGCCGCCGAACGGACTTTCTTTTCCAGCGGCAGAAAAGTCATATAAACCTGATAATTCATTGATATCAACAGGTGTTCTAAAAGTTAAGTAGATGTAAACATTGCCACTTTCGTAGTTCATTGTGCCGTCATTGGTTATTTGGGCCTGCTGTGAAGAAACACCTGCAAAATAATTTCCCATTCCACTATCTACTATCCAATACGGATCGCCTAATATTTCTAAAGTCACGTTCATAATATCTGCACTATTTCCGCTGATAAATGATCTCTGAAAATTTTCAGCTACATTTTGCTCAACTGATTTGTCACCCGATCCACCTTTGTATCCTTCTAATAGTTTAGGATCACGCTTGGGTCTGGCGCGGCCCAGTTGAGCAGCTTGAGCAGCAGGCGCTTCCCCCTTACCAGTTTTTGTTGTTGGATTAGATTTGGCAGCTGTTCCTCCCTGATCTGGAGTTCCGGTTGTAGCAGCTTCGTTTTCTGGTTTAGGTGATATTCCAGAATAAAATAAATTATTGATATCAATATCAAATCTTAGCACATCTACGTTCTGCCCAGTGTATATGTATTGATATTCTTTAGCTATCTGCTTTTGTAATTCTGCATATCCGATAGGAGCAGAGTTAGGGTTAGAAAATATACTTTGATGAATGTAGTAAGGAACTACTCGATATACTATCTTTTTAGCGTAATCACCTACTAGGGGATCATATTTTAATAGTTGTATCTGCACATCTAATTTAAACCACTTGATGTATCCTTCCTTTGTCACATTATCAATCTTGATTGCCTCGGCTGCATACTTTGAACTAAGCACAACCTGATTGATCATAGAAGTTAGTGTTTGTCCTTGACTAAACTGAAACGACCTTGATTTTGGATCAATTGTCATACCATCACGTTTAACCACTCCTGTTTTTGCATCTATCTGATCTTGGGAACGTTTGAAATCGTAATTACCACCTTTTGTTTGATCAAATCCTAAACTAGCAGTCCCAATATCATTTACTGGTTTACTAAGTATATCTTCGGCTTTGGCTGCAACTCCTGATATCTTTTTGTCTTCTGGCGCATTAGTTTCGATCGTTGCTCGCTTGATTGTTGGAGCAGATCCGGGTTTAGAATACATGATTCCTGAAATTTCAGGAAATTCTATATAATACTCGTCAGGAATTGAGATCTTATTTTCTTTTTTTAATTTTTCTTCAATAGCATTGAGTGCTGCCGCAAGACTAGATTCTCCTGTGCTGAGCAGTTCGACCACATTGCCAAGTCGGCCGCCGCTTATTTTTAAATCACTATACGAAGTATTAATTGTATCTGAGAAGCCTTGATGATTGTAAGGAATAGCTTCTACTTTATAATTACTGCCGCCTTCAGTGACATTGAATTTCATTGACACTAACTTTAGTGTGAAAAACTTGGGTTTGACTGCTTTTATAGATTGACCTAACTCGTCAAATCCTTGTATGTCCATTCGTAGCACATAAGGAGTATTATCAAGGTAACTTAGGTATCCAGAATTAATAGCGGCTGCCTGCATACTTTGTAATAACAATCCCATCGAATAAGGCTCGTACACATCAAAGCTAAATTTAATAGCATTACTGTTGCCTGTTTTTTCGTTAGCACCAATGATACAATTCATTTGAAAATTGTTAATAAAGTACTCAGGAACTCCGTAAAATGTTTTTACTCGTTGGCTGTCAAATCTTCCGCCTGATGAAAATACAATATTTTTTAAATCTTGAGGATTATTTCTATAAGACGGTGGGTCATTAAACTGTTCAGGTGTTAGACATGCCAACGTCCACAATACCGTTGAAGATGCAAACTGCTCCATTGCATTGGGAGACAACTGCGGAAGATTTTTAATTGCTGCACCAGCTGTTGTCTTTGTATCAGTCAAGACCGACGAAGCACCATTCTTCAATACGTCTGTTGCCTTTGAAGTCACTAAGTTTGTTATATTGGCCACTGATCCTACATTGATTGTAGAATTAGTAGGAAAGGCAATGATTGGGGTACCGTCTGGTTTTTTAAGGTCTAGTACTTTTCCAAGGTAATCTAATACAGCCATATCACACTCCTAAAAACTTTTCTAAGTTACTTTTCTTAGGAAGGTAGATTCTTGTACCTGGCTCAAAATCATAGATAGGATCTTTGATAACACTTAGGTTTCGCTGAACAAACACCCACCATAACTTAGGACTACCATAAACATCATAGGCCAGTAAGTCGGGTCTATGACGATATTGATTTTCAATAACATATTGAAAGTCGTCGGGTTCGGCCGGTACTGGTCTAATATTAAGTAATTCCAAATATAAAGAATTTTGTAGGGTAGTAGACCACGGACTTGAATTTGTATAGTTTGCCATATTAGATGTATCCTACATTGCCAGATCCAGCCATCTTGCCCTTAGAGTAATCCTGTAAGCTAAATTGTCTTAGACGTTGTCTATTGTAGATTGGCGATACAGTGACCGAAATAGTACTTACAATTGGGACCCAGGTGTTTGTCCCAAATTTATTGCAGTTAACATAGTTTACATCATCTTTTAAATCTACAGAGAATGACTTAATAATAATAGGAACATTGTCAAAAATGCTTGCACCGTAGCCTGTTAGGTTACATACAATTGGTGGATTACCTGCTAGGTCCCCTTGGCCAAAGAACATCTTTGTTGCTGTTTTAAAAAACGTTGTTACTGCTATCCAGTAGGCTGCATCGGTTTCTGTTTCGCAGGTAAATTCTCCGCTGATAGTAATATCATCTACCACACTGTTTTTATAAGCCTGAGTTGGATAATTACTATGAATCATTGACTTAGAATCGTATTCTGCTTTTGTACTAACTGTGATATTTGGCAAATAGGGCCAAACCACTCCGCCTGTATTTTGTAAAAGTGCAAATAACGGTGAATTAAAATTATTCCATTGGCAATTAATTCTAACACGCCAATCGTTACCGTTACTAGGTTGCAACTTGATTGCTTGACCTTGTTTAAGAAAAGCTGCTGCGCCAGAAGGAATGTTGGCTCCTCTTTTTAAACTAAGTATGTTATTAAGCATTCCTGCTGCTGAACTAACTGATCCTGCTAGACTTTGTAATCCGCCAGCTAGTGATCCACCAGTTAACTTGTTAAGACTGCCTTGTATATCGGCTGCTATGTTGCTGGTAGATCCTACTACTGATTGTAGAGAATTGATAGCACCACCTATTTGACTCTGTGCCGCTGATGCTAGCCCGCCCATTCCTGTACCACCTAAGTTTTTAAGATTACCAGTTAAACCGTTAAGTCCAGAACCCAGTTCACCAGATAGTGCAGAAATTTTACTATCTAGATCAAGTTTAGACAGTGCAGACGTTGCAGACGGTAGGGCTGCTTGAGCTTCATTAGTAGCTTGTGTTATGCTCTGCGATACACTTGCCACTAATTGGGCAATCGGATTAATAGATAATGGCATTCTGGACAGATTTCCTTGTCATATAGTCTATTTATTCTTGTAAAAATGTGCTATTATATTAGTAATAACGGAGATTCTGATTTAATGATAAACCCACCAAAAGTAAAGTATTTGACAAACAAAGATTTGTTAAGAGAAATACACCTAAGTAAAGTTACGTTTAGTACCTATACTAATCCAGAATACAGCGAATATGATTTAATTGTTCCTAGTTTAGATAAAATTAACATACGCACTATTGCCGAAGCTAAAAGAAATCAAGCATCTAGACTAAGCAAACAGGCGCACGAAGCAGCAATGTATACGGCAGGGAAAAAAATGCCTGCAAAAGGATTTGATGTTGACTATAAAAAAATTCCAAAACTTAATCTTGTGTTTCGTGTCATGACATTTGATCATGTGCCGCTGGCTCCGGGTCGTAAGAAAACGCTAAAGAATATAGCAGACAGTCACGAAAAAGTAAACTTTCCCCCTTACCAACATTGGAAGTTTGATGATAATAATAACTTGATTTGTGTAGGTAAGAGTCATTGGAAGGGTCCATTGGACACCGGAGTGTTTTCAAAAGATCACGGCATGATGACAAACGACCTGGCTCGTATGTTTATCAAACTATGTGAGCGGTATGCTACTCGCGGCAACGTTCGAGGGTATACTTATAATGATGAAATGCGTGGGCAAGCTATTCTTCAATTGACTCAAATAGGACTTCAATTTAATGAAAGCAAGTCTGATAATCCGTTCGCTTACTATACTGCTGCTGTCACTAATTCATTCGTTAGAATTATCAACATTGAGAAGCGCAATCAAAACATTCGAGACGACATTCTTGAAATTAACGGAATGAATCCTTCGTGGACTAGACAAAACAGCGGTGTCCCGTCACACTTACCTAGTGAAGTTACTATCACTACAAGTATTCCTGTCGAAGCGCCTGAAGAAGATTGACCTTTAACTTGGAATCGTGTATTATTAATCTATGAATCTATTTAAAAAAGCAGCCTGTTTTACAGATATACACTTTGGATTGAAGAGCGGTAGCAGAACTCATAACGTCGACTGTGAAGAATTCGTCAAGTGGTTCTGTGAAACTGCCAAAGCCGAAGGTGCAGAAACTTGTATCTTCCTAGGTGACTGGCATCACAATCGCTCAACTACGGATGTTAGCACAATGAATTATACATTGTCTAACTTAGAACTATTGAGCAAAACCTTTGAGAAAGTTTATTTCATCTTAGGCAATCACGATCTGTTCTATAAAGACAAACGAGAAATTAACTCTATCGAGTTTATGCGCTTGTTTCCTAATATCATTCCTGTTAGAGAAAGATTGACACAAGGCGATGTGACTATTATGCCTTGGCTAGTAGGTGATGAGTGGAAAACGATTCCAGACATCAAAAGCAAATATCTATTTGGACATTTAGAACTTCCGTCATTCTATATGAATGCCATGGTACAGATGCCCGATCACGGAACTATTCAAAGCACACATTTTGTTAATCAAGAGTATGTGTTTACTGGTCACTTCCACAAGCGTCAGAATAATAGAAATATTTGGTACATTGGCAATGCGTTCCCACACAACTATGCAGATGCTGGAGACGATGACCGTGGTATGATGCTGTTAGAGTGGGGTACTAAGCCTGAATTTAAAACTTGGCCGGGTCAGCCTACCTATCGTACCTACAAACTAAGTCAAATTATTGACAATCCAGCTGGCCTGCTTCGTAAGAATATGCACTGCCGTGTAACTATTGATTTGCCTATTACTTTTGAAGAAGCTAATTTTATTAAAGAACAATTTATTCCCGAGTACAAGCTACGCGAACTGATGCTTATTCCGGAAAAAGTAGAGATAGAAAGCAATCATGTACCTATCGATATCAGCTTTGAAAGTGTTGATACAATTGTAATGAATCAAATTAATGCTATCGAAAGCGATACATATGACAAGAAAGTTCTATTGGAAATTTACAATAACCTATGACAATTAAAATAAAGAATTTAACCGTTCGCAACTTTATGAGCGTGGGCGCACAAACACAGGCTATCAGTTTTGATCGCGGACAGTTGACATTGGTCTTAGGTGAAAACTTAGATCTAGGTGGAGACGATAGTGGCGCTCGCAATGGCACAGGTAAAACTACAATTGTCAACGGACTTAGCTATGCTATCTATGGCAATGCTCTAACTAATATTAAAAAAGATAACCTTGTTAACAAGATCAACAACAAGGGTATGTTGTGTACTGTTGACTTTGAAAAAGATGGTGTAAACTATCATATTGAACGTGGTCGTAAGCCCAACGTGCTTAAATTTAGCGTTAACGGACAAGAACAACAGCTAAAAGAACTAGACGAATCGCAGGGCGACAGCAGAGAAACACAGAAATCTATTGAAGAAGTGTTTGGCATGACCCACGACATGTTCAAACATCTAGTTGCCTTAAACACATATACAGAACCCTTCTTGTCTATGAAGGCTGCAGAGCAACGGGCTATTATTGAACAGTTGTTGGGCATTACTATTCTGTCTGAGAAAGCAGAAGCTCTTAAAGAATCTATTAAGAGTTCTAAAGATGCTATTACTACAGAAAATACCCGCATTGAAACTGTTAAAGCCAGCAATGAACGTATTCAGCAAAGCATTGAATCTTTAGAACGCAAACAGAAAATGTGGGCGGAGCAACACGAAACTGCTCTTGCAAACTTACTTAAAAATATTGATAGATTAAGCGACATTGACATTGACTCTGAGATTGTTAATCAACGAGCACTAGTCGAATGGAACAAAAATAAAAAAGATATTGATAGTATTACATCGTTGGTTGCAAAACAAACATCTACATTAGATAAAGAGCAACGAACATTAGAAAAATTAGAAAAAGATCTTGCAAGTCTTGTAGATCATAAGTGTCACTCGTGCGGACATGAGCTGCATGATGTTAAACATGACGAAATGCATGCTGCAAAAACCAATCAAGTTGCAGAAAGTAAAGAGTTTATCTCTGAGCATTTGGAAGAACTTGCTACACTCAATGAAGCCTTGGGCCTATTAGGCGAAATAAGTGCGTGTCCTACAGTGACTTACGATAATTTAGAACAGGCTCTTAATCACAAGAATACATTAGAAGGATTAGAGCGCGATGTCACTATCAAAGCTGGAGAAGAAAATCCTTACGATGATCAGATTGTTGAATTAAAATCAACTGCCTTGCAAGAGATCAACTGGAACAGTCTAAACGAAATTGTTCGTGTTAAGGATCATCAAGAATTCCTACACAAATTGTTAACAAACAAAGATAGTTTTGTGCGTAAACGCATTATTGATCAAAACTTAGCGTTCTTAAATCAACGACTAACTTATTATCTTGATAAGATTGGTCTTCCGCACACTGTTGAATTCCAGAATGACCTAACTGTTATTATTACTCAGTTGGGACAGGACTTAGACTTTGATAACTTATCACGTGGTGAACGCAATCGTTTGATCTTATCAATGTCTTGGGCATTCCGCGATGTATGGGAAAACTTGTATCAAAGCATCAACTTGTTGTTCATTGACGAACTGGTTGATAGCGGTATGGATGCTAGCGGAGTTGAATCAAGTATTAGTGTGTTGAAGAGAATGACTCGAGAACGTGATAAGAATGTATTCTTAATTAGTCACCGAGATGATTTGTCCAGCAGAGTAAATCATGTGCTAAAAGTTATTAAAGAAAACGGATTTACCAGCTATTCTACAGACGTTGAGATTACAGATTAATGTCAACAGATAGTCACGATCGTATGATTGCCGCTTTTCAAGAATACTTCAAGTATCAAAGTAGATTTGAAGACAACGGCAACGACTCAGCAGCACAAAGAGCACGATACTGGCTGTCAGAAATACGCAATGAGGCATCAACTAGGCGCATAGAAATTCAAGAAAAACGACAGGCAGTTAAAAAAACCAGAACAGGCAAGGCAGGCAGACCACGTAAGATAACTAAGTGAGTGACATGGACATATCAAAACCAGCTCGTAGACGAAATACCCGAAGGCAAACTTGGCTTCGTGTATCTCATTACGAATCTCACTACCGGGCAAAAGTACATAGGCAAGAAGCTAGCACAATTCAAACGTACTAAACCACCTCTCAAAGGCAAAAAACTCAAACGCAGAAGCGTAGTCGAAAGTGATTGGCGTGATTATTGGGGAAGTTCCGATAGACTCAACGCAGACATCACAAGATTAGGCCCGGAAAAATTCACAAGAGAAATATTATATTACTGTACCAGTAAGGCAGAACTGTCTTACATAGAGGCAAAAGAGCAATTCGATCGCAGAGTTTTAGAAACTGACGACTATTATAATGGCATTATAAACATTAGAGTAGGCGGATCAGCCAAGCTAAGACAAGCACTTTTAGAACATAATCAGGCAAAATAAAGCGGTATTACGGCTTGCGCAGGCTAATCTCATGCGTCCTGAACCTGGTCTTCGTGTACACAGGGATGGAATTCTTTGCCGCCAAAGTACTCAGCAACTACCCGTAAAGGATGAAGATCACTTAAAACCTGTGATTTTGCTGTTTGAAAAGACTAAACTAAGGTAAAAAGAAGGGAGAAAACCCCTTAGGTCAGTGCGTGTGTTAGCGTATGTGCATTGATCCACCGTCATATTGACTAAGCTCGTGGTACCGGATGACCGCCACTGTAATGCTTTAACGCTAAGTGTACTGTGCAACTCGCATAATGCTTCTTAACCCTTCCTGGGTTAAGTGTGACTGAACAATCTGCATAATATTTAAACTGCTTCGCAGTTGATAATGCATCACAGTTATACAATTAAAAGAAAGAAAATTGTGTTGAGCGCAAGCGATAACACAAATGAGCTTTAGCTCATTTTTTACAATAAATACATTATGAATATTTCTGGAATAACAAAATGAAAATTAATGACATCTTAACAGAATCGCAACAGCAGGAACTTGAGGAAGGACCTCTTCTTAACAAAATTGGATCAGCTGTGGGCAAAGCTGTAGGTGGAGTAGCTAGAGGTGTTGGAGCAGTAGCTGGTGGAGTAGCTGGCGCAGCAACAGCTGCCAAACAAGGATTTCAAACGGGGAAAGCTGCTGTGACTGGCAAGCCAGATCCTAATGCTGTGGCACCTACAACCGCAGCTGGCATCAATACTCAAGGCCCCAAGGGCACAGCAGCAGCAAAAACACAAACAGGCGCAGGAGCACAAGCACTGCAAAAATCTGTAGCAGCAACATCAAATGCCACTGCTGATCAAGCAGGGCAAACTGTTTACGCTCAAGTCAAGGCAAATATTGACAAGTTAGATAAGAAAGGCAAACAGCGTATCATGCAGTTGTTGCAGAAATCTGTAGCAACACCTGCACCAAATACTATGGCAAATGCTCCGGTTAGTGCCACCAATGTGGCTAAGCCAGGCAATCCAAATGCAGTACCTGCTGCAACAGCTCCAGCAGCTACTACAAAACCAGCAACAGCAGCTCCGGGTGCTGATCCAGCAGCAGCATTAAAAAATAAAAAAGTAGCAGCTAAACCAAAAGCTGGAGCAACTCAAGCTGAGATCGATGCTGATCGTGAACGATTGATGGGTGTGACTAGTGACAGCGTCATTAGAACCGGCAATAGTCTAGAAGAAACACTAGCACGTAAAGTTGAAGAACAAAAACGTAAAATGTTTGAAAGCAATCTACGTGCAGGCCGCGCAAGTGTTTTTGTAAAATGAGAATACAAGATTTAATCAGCGAAGCAGATATAAGCAGGACTGCTGGTCAAGCAACAGGGGAAGTTGGACGAGCTGCCGGATCTGTAGTAGGCGCCGCAGCTGGCTTGCCTGGAGAATTTGGAAAAGGTGCGCTGAGAGGATGGAACAAAGCCATGGGACGATCAACAGCTAGTTCAAGCTCTAAGCCAACTCCGTTTGATTCAATACCGTCCGGCGAACTCAAACAGTTATTAGGCGATGTTGTTAACGGACAAAAATTAAGTCCAACTCAACTACAACAAATTACAAAGGTATACAACAAACTTTAAAAGAACGGCAGTCCTGTTTTCTTAGTAGTTTCTAAGTTTTCAGAAATTATATCGCCTATGATTTCTCGTTCTTCCCAACTCATATTCATAACTTCGGCATAGCTCATACTGCCGCGCATGTACCAACAGAGTTTGAGACAGTCTCTTTTAATTGCCTTACCTTCCTTCTCTAATCGATCAGATTCGCGTAAAATCTCCGGTAAGGAGAGACTTAAGATTTTACGCCGAAAAAATTTGACTGATCCATTGTGACTGGCAAACTGTATTTTTCGTGACATTCACCACATTCAACATCTTGTGCTTTGAGTTCAATACTGTCTCGCATAGATGAAACGTGATGTTGAACTTTATCAAACACATCTTTAGAACAGTTGTTGATAAAATCTTTAATAATGGCTTTATCAGAAACTGCTCCATCTGGCGTTTCAATTTTTGTAATACAGTCAGCAATAATATCAATAGTGAGCTCTGTTAATTTAATAAAGCTCTGTCCAAATTTTTCTAATTTAACTTCATCGCTCATTGAGTCGTCGTTGATAACTTGATAAATTCTCTGTTGCTCCATTGCTTTAATAGACGCCTTTGTTGATTCTTTATAAGTGTAAGGACGAACATGTACTACCAACGGATCAGCATCAACAACTTCTTCATAGTTAAAATTATTAAAAACTTCAAACCATCTAGTCAAATCAAGATCATAGTTGTTATCGGCATTACAATGAGGGCAACTAGTGCCAACATCCATTTTATCACCGTAGGTAGCAATACGGATTGCAATAAGAGCAAAGTCAACATCTAATGTTGGCATAGACCATGGATCTATGATAGCAGGGATGCAGCTTTTGATCAGCTCAACAGTTGACTGTCCGCTGAGCAGTGCGTCGGGAGTTTTAAACATAAGCTCGTCTTTGGCAGTCATGGCATATACCGGATATTGATCATTTGAACTTGTGTCTAAGGTGCCAGCAGGATAGAATCGACCCTTTGATGGCAGCGAAACATAAATTTTTGGTTGGCGGTAAAAGGCTGCAAGCGGATTTTTCTTTGCAGACATTACATTAGGATTTTGGTTCATATTATCTCCGGTAAATAAACTATATATTGCTCATCTCTATTTATATGCGCAGATAACCAGGAAACTAAAGAATGGCTGTTTTTATTGACATACCCGGAATAGGAAATGTAGAAGCTAAGAATGCTGCTTCTGAAGCCACCTTGAAAGCTATTCTTGCGGCAATGAAAGGTGGTGGTGGTGGCGGTGGTGGAGGTGGAGGTGGTGGTGGAGGTGGCGCTCCTCCTGGTGGAGGCGGTGGGGGTGTATTAGGCATAGCCGGAAAAGTTCTTGGAAAATCGTTTGGAATATTAGGAGCTGCTGCTAACAGTGCCGGAGCAGGCCTTGGATTTGCTGCTGGAAAACTTGCACAATTTAGCGGGAAGACATTAGATGCTGTTGACACGTTAGCGAACCTAAGTGGATCAGCAGAATCGGCTGCTAATCTTTTTTCCAAAGTCCCCTTCCTAATAGGTCCTGCATTTAAAATGGTAGCTGCGGCCGCAGATCAGGTGAATAAATCAATGAATGCTGCCAGTGCTAGCGGAGCATCATTTGGCGGCAGTGTTATGACATTTTCAAAAGCTGCAAGCGAAGCAGGTATGAACATGGCAGAGTTTGGCAGCTTGGTCGCAGCAAACGGCGCAGGCATGTTGGCCTTTGGTGGAACTACAGAAGAAGGTGCAAAAAACTTTGCTAAAGTATCAAAAGAATTAAGAGGTGCAAGCTCTGAACTATACGCATTAGGGTTTTCTACAGCAGACATTAATTCTGGATTGGCTAGCTATGGCGATCTAATGAGACAGCAAGGACTCCAGGGAAAAAAATCAAATTCAGAATTAGCCTCTGGTGCTAAGTCGTACCTTAAAGAAATGGATTTGCTGTCAAAGGTAACCGGCGAGTCTAGAAAACAAGTAGAAGAGAATGCTAAAAAATTAGCAGGTGATGCACAGTTTCAAGCATCAATGTCAGGCATGAACGAGGAAGTTAGAAAATCTTTTCAAAGTACTGTATTGGGATTACCTGGACCACTACAGAATTTTACCAAAGATATGATGGCAAATGGAGTTGCAACTACAGAAGAAAATCAAAAGTTAATGGCTATGATGCCGCAGTCGGCAGCAATGATACAAAAGATGAATGCTAAAATGCAGCGTGGCGAAGCAGTCACGATGGAAGAACGAAACGCATTGAACAACATGATGAAAGCGGAAGGTGGAAAAAATCTGCAAAGTATTAAACAAGCAGGAGCTGCTAGTGCAGAATTATCAGGACTAGTAAATGGACTTGCTGCAACACAAACAATTAATGGGGATGCAATTAAAGAAGCTACTGAAGAACAGAAAAAGGCTGCGGCTAACACTGACGGATTCAACAAGAAGATGCAAGAGTTTCAGTCGCGTATTGCAGCAGTGACTAACACATTCCAAGGATTACTAGCAACTAGTGGTATACTCGATGTTCTAATGAATGCATTTGATGCAGTTGCTAAACTGGCAAAAGATTATTTGGTGCCAGCGTTTAATATTGTGTCGTCTATAGTTATGAAAGTAGGCAATGGCATGATGTTGTTGCTTGCTCCAGTTATTGATTACATATCAGAAAAATTTGGCAGCGGTGGACTCGGCGGAACGCTTGAATTTATTGACGGGCTTATGAATACTGTATTTGATGCAATGGGCGGAGTAGTTAGAGGAGCAATACTGGCCTTTGATGGGCTAATGGTTGGTGTGCAATCAATAATTGCTCCATTGGGACGATTGTGGGAAATGGTAGCAGGTACTTCAGACAGTACAGGAACTTTTGGAAGTACATTAATAGAAGTTGGACAAATCTTAGGAGACGTTTTTAAGGCATTAGGAACAGTTGTGGGATTCTTAATTGACTATGCGGTGCGGCCATTAGTTTATGTATTACAGGCGGTGTTAACTCCTCCAATGAAACTGTTAGGATTGATTATTGGTGGAACTATAGAATTTTTTGCAAATCTTGGCTACTACATGGAAAACTTTATGGACATAATGGGCGAAGTTGGTGATGGCCTAATGCGTTTCCTTAATGTAGTGTCTCTTGGAGCAAAAGGGATGTCAGCAGATGAAGCAAAAACTCGTTCAGAAGAAAGAACAGCCAATAGGCAAGCAAGAGATATTGAAAAAGACGCTGCAAAAAATAAACAAAAAGATGAATTAGCGCAAGATAATAAACAATTTGCAGAACAAAAAGTTACCTCTAATAAATTAACTGATCTTGCATCTAAAGAAGCCAAGGCAAAGGAAGCTGCTAATAAAGCAGAAGAAAAGAAACAATCGCTAGTTGATAACAATGCTGGCCCCGAAGCATTACTAAAACAATTTGCAGGTCAACAAGGCAGTGCGCTAGTTCCAAAAGATCAGCAGGCATCGGCCAAAGCGGATACTGCTAAAAATGCTATGGTGGCAGATGCCGATGCAAAGAAAGCAACAGACGCAAAAATGAAAAAAGAAGCCGAAGATAAACAAAAATCTGAAGAAAAAACCAAACAAGAAGAAGCAGGGAAAAAGCAGGCACCGGCCCAAGAATCTGCAGAATCACTGCTTGCACAGTTAAATACTAATATGACAAAATTGATTCAAATCAATCAAGAACAAAAAACTCTGAGTGAACAGCAATTAAGTGGAATCAAAGGTATGACTGGCAACTTATATGCTTAAGGATAATACATGAGTTGTAAAAATTTTTATGTTTATCGATATAATAACGAGGATGGTACTCCTTTTTATATCGGTAAGGGTAGTAAAAATAGAATTAACGAAAGTCATGCTCCATGGATTATAATCCCATCTATTGAATTTAGAGAAATTATTACAGATAATCTTACTGAACAAGATGCATTTAACTTAGAATTAAAGTTAATTCATTATTATAAAAGAAAAATAGATGGCGGCATCTTAGAAAATTTAAAAATTACTAGATGGGTAGCACAAGCAGGATGGAAACATTCTGAAGAAACGAAAAAACAAATATCGCAAAAGAACACTGGAAAAGTTAGAACAGCAGAACAAAAAGAAAACTATAAAAAATCTAAAACAGCTCAACATGCTGAAAAGATCAAACAAGCAAATTTAGGAAGAGTAGATGATGGTCGAGCTGTTAAAATATCACAAACAATGAAAAATAAGAAATGGTTTACTAACGGAATTACTTGTGTATTTTGCGAAATAGATTTTCAACCTCTAGGATTTAAACCTGGAAGGATAATAAGGAAAAAAGAATATGAGCTGGCGTAAGTATTTTACCCCTGTAAACGTTGATAACACAGGTGGAAGCATGAGTCCAATTAGCGGTCGCGGTCGTCCTGGTCCAGCACGTTCTAACTATTCGTCATACTTGCCTGATGTTTACGCAGGAAGTCCAAATCGTGTTGAACGCTATATGCAGTACGACACAATGGATATGGACTCAGAAGTCAACGCTGCCTTAGACATTCTTGCAGAATTCTGCACACAGAAAGACAAAGAAAATCGTACACCGTTCCAAACATTTTTCAAAGGTTCACCTACAGCAACTGAAGTCAAGTTGTTGAAAGATGCACTACAGAAGTGGGCCAAAGAACAACAATTTGAAACTAGAATTTTTCGCATTTTTAGAAATGCAATGAAGTACGGCGACTGCTTCTTTGTTAGAGATCCGCAGACATACAAATGGTTGTATGTTGATCCAAGTAAGGTCACTAAAATTATTGTTAATGAAAGTATTGGTAAAGTTCCCGAGCAGTATGCTATCAAAGATGTCAATTTTAACTTTGTTAACCTAGTGGCAACTAGTCCTCAGGACACATCAAATACTAGTCCTAGCGGATCAAGTTCATATTCCTCAGGTGGTGGATTTGGCCGTGGCATGGTAGGCGGAGTAGCGCAACCTCCAGGCACTAGATTTAGCAATGCACAAAACGAAGTCACCGTTGATGCTACAAATGTTGTACACATTAGTCTAAGTGAAGGGCTTGATAGAAACTATCCCTTTGGCAACAGTATCTTAGAATCAGTGTTCAAAGTGTACAAACAGAAAGAACTGCTTGAAGATGCGATCATTATCTATCGTATTCAACGTGCGCCTGAACGCAGAATTTTCTATGTTGACGTGGGTAACATGCCAGCACACATGGCCATGAGCTTTGTGGAACGTGTTAAGAACGAAATCCAACAACGTCGTATTCCGAGTTCAACTGGCGGCGGCAATAATGTAATTGATGCTAGTTACAATCCATTATCTGTGAATGAGGATTACTTCTTCCCACAGACAGCAGAGGGTCGCGGTTCAAAAGTAGAAACATTACCGGGTGGTACTAACCTAGGTGAAATTACCGACCTACGTTATTTTACCAACAAGTTGTTTCGTGCGTTAAGAATTCCAAGCAGCTACTTGCCGACCGCAATTGACGAAAGTCCAAATCAAGTAGGCGATGGAAAAGTAGGAACTGCATACATTCAAGAACTACGTTTTAATGAATACTGCAAACGCTTGCAAAGCATGATAGTAGAAACATTTGACTTAGAATTTAAACTTTGGTTAGATAATAACGGCATCAACATTGACAATAGTTTGTTCCAACTAAAGTTCAATGAGCCGCAAAACTTTGCTGCTTACCGTCAGAGTGAGCTTGATACTGCTCGTGCAGCAACATTTGCATCAATTGTACAGATTCCTCATCTAAGCAAACGCTTTGCTATGAAACGATTCTTGGGCATGAGTGAAGATGAGATCAAAGAAAACGAACGCATGTGGAGAGAAGAGAACGGTGCTAACCTACAAGGGCAAGCTGATTCACAGAGTCAGTTAAGATCAGCAGGTATTACTCCGGGTGGAATGGCAGCAGATGTAGCAAGTCAAACTGAAGAAGCACCAGAAGATATGGCAGCAGAAGCAGGTGCTGACGGTGCAGAAGCCGCACCAGCAGAAGTACCCGCTCAGTAATAAATACATTATGCTCCTAAACGAATTTTTTTACTTTAACGAAAAAAACAACGACTTTGCTACTGATCGTAGATACGACAATAGCAAAGACAAGTCTGTTCTCAAGACTACTGATACTAGAAAAGTCCGGTTGACACTACGTCAGATTAATCAACTACGGTTGCAGTCCGAGGCGCATCAATTAGAAACGCAATCTGAGCTGGGATTTATTCAACAAATGTATGGAACACCAGTTGGCGAAGCAGCACCTGCAGAATAATCCGGCCTTTATCATAGGCAACGGAACAAGCCGAGCGCAATTAAATCCTGAATCTTTATTAGATAAAGGAATAGTCTACGGCTGTAATGCACAGTATAGAGAATATAATCCACATTGTCTAATAGCTGTTGATGTTAAAATGGTCAACGAAATCATTGATTCCGGCTATTATAAAACACATCAAGTTTGGACTAATCCCAACAAGGGAATTAAAACAAAGACTGGAATTAATTTTTTTAGTCCGCATAAAGGGTGGAGTTCTGGACCAACTGCACTATGGTATGCCTGTACCCAAGGACATGATAGTGTGTATATCTTTGGATTTGACTATCAGGGAACTGATGGTAAATTTAACAATGTGTATGCAGATACATTCAACTATAAAAAATCAACAGATAGTGCTACCTATTACGGCAACTGGTTGAGTCAGACTGAAAAGGTTATTAAAGAATTTCGACACGTAAAGTTTTTTAGAGTAGCAGCAACTGGTTCATTTATACCAGATAAACTCGGACCTACACTAAGTAATCTTAGTCATATAACATTTGAAGAGTTTGAACAACTATTTCCTAATACTATGTATTCAAACGAAACTGATCAAAAAACTACCATTTAACACCTGATTATAATATTAGTGTTAAATAAAAGAACAGCCTAACCATCTTGAAGGAGAACATAACATGGCAGATAGAAATCTATTACAGCAAATGCTTGAAAGTCTAGTAAACGACGATCAATCCAAAGCAGAAGAATTATTCCACGAGTACGTAGTTGCACAATCTCGTGAGATTTATGAGTCAATGATCGACAGCGAAATCGCTGAAGAAACAGAAGAAGACGAAGAAGAAGTTGAAGAAGCAGCTGATAAAGAAGAAGACGAAGAAGACAAAGTTGAAGAAAACTTTGGTGAGTTTGAAGCAGCTGACGACGAAATGGACCTAGACAGTGAAGATCCAACAGATGATCTAGCTGGTGAAATGGGTTCAGAAGAAGACGAAAACGAATTTGCAGATAAGTCTGAAGAAGAATTGTTCCAAGACCTAGACAGCATTGTAGATGAACTACAGGCTAAGTTTGATCAAATGAACGGCGGTCACTCAGAGCCAGATGCAGACAACATGGGTGGCCCAAGCGACATGGATGCTGACAACATGGACATGAAAGATGATTTTGATCTAGAAACAGTTCGTGAATATGTAGAAAAGAAAGAAGGCGGATTTGGTTCTAAAATCGGCGGCGATAACGGTGTTAACACCAAATCACTAGTAGCTGGTAAGAACGACATGGGCGGCACAACTGCCAACATCGCCAAGAGCTTTTCAACAGAGAAGGGCGGTACAGAAGGCGGATTGCTAAAGCCAAGTACACAGCCACAAAACGGTGGTAATA